TTAAAACTGAATCAGCAGGGACACTTACTGTCTGAAACATATTAAAAGATGCACCACCTGCTTTTGCTACTCTTAATGTAAAATCTGCTGCACTAGAGCCATCTATATTTGAAATTATAAGACTAGATACTTTAAATACTTTGTTTGATGATGCTGAATTAGATAAAACAGTAGCACCACCTGTAGTTAATTCAATAAGTGCTGACTTTGCTGTTATTGTTGATATACTTGTTAAATTTGGTGCTGACATCTATTCTCCTTACCCAAAAATCATACTTGCTATTATAGGATTCAATCCTGCTCCTGCCAAAGATGTACCATTTGTTATTTGCACATCATTACCTGCATCATTTGTAAAGTATAAATTATTTGGTGTATCACTTTTTACCCAAACCTGACCATAAGCTGCTGTATCTGCTACAGCAGAAGCAGTTTCTTTTATTTTCAATGTACCATCTTGATTTACATTGCCATCATTTTGTATAGTCCATATAGGCAAACTATTATCTTGACCATTACCTATCATAAATGTACCACTATCATCACCTGTCATAGCTAATGTTTTAATACTTGAGCCACCTTGGTATAAAACAATGTGTGGGTCATTTCCTGCTGTAGTTACCATAAAAATTCTTGGAGAAGCATTAATATCTTTTATTTCAATATCATTAAGTAAAAAAGATAATCTGCCTTCAGTCGTTGAAGCATTAATAGTTGAATTATTTTCAAAGTTTATACTGTTGCCTTGTAAATTTATATTACCTTTAGCATTTAAATCTCCATTAACATCTAATGATTGAGAAATTCTTATATCATCTTTAGATACCTCTATAGGCAAAGTGTCATCATCTACCTTAAGTGGTTTAAGGTGTGTGTCTAGTGAGTTTTCTAATGTTACTTTTTTGCTCACTATAGCTTGCTTTTAATTGCTTCAAATAATTTATCATCTACTTTTGTCTTAGTTGATTTAACTGCCCAATCTAGAACTGCTAGTATTAATTGTTTTTTCCAACCTACAGGTAGTAATGTTATTAGTGCTTTCCATACTATCTGTGATATTAGTTTAACATACTTCATTGTTTTTCTCCTTTTCTAATTTTTTTACTTTTGCTCTTAAGGTAGTTATTTCATTTCTGCACTTTTTAATTTGTAAAGATTGTGCATTGTGCCTTACTTCCATTGCCAATAATTTACTTTGGATTATCTTATTATTTAGCATCTAATTATTTTTTATAAATTTTTCTAATTTGTTTTTAAAACCATTACCACTATTTTTGTTCATTAGCTTTGATATAATATCTACTAAACCTTTGTAACTTTTTTCTATGCCTTTCTGCTCTATCTGCATTTTTTTTTGTTGGTCAATAAGTTTTATAAGTATAGCTTCTAACCTCTTAAACCTTTCATCAAGTTCTTCCATTAGTTGGTCTTGGATAAACTTGTTTTGTTTCCATATAAAGAAACCAAATGCTATTGCTACACAAATTGGTATTCCATATTGCTCTAATATTGTCAGAAAATCCATTAGCTTTTAGCTAACTTATAAATCTTAACACATATATATACAAATGTTGCCAACCCTACAAGCACTCTAACAGCTATAGGCAGCCATTCCATCCAAGTTACTGTAATCCCACTTGCTCCTGCCATCAATGGTCTAATACTATCTAACATAATTTTCTCCTAGATATTGGAGCATACAACACATAAGATAGGAGGTACTATACAACAACTTTGAAGATTGTATGTGTACTTTGTGATTTATTGGCTGATTTTGCATTGTATGCTTCCAAACTTTTATCAATATTGTATCCTTTGTTACTAACATTTTGTAAATCTACTTTAATTCCATCTCTGTTTCCATTATTGTAAAATATGTAACAATTTTGCGATGCTCTGCCTGTAAGGTTTAATGCTTTATCTGAATAATCATTAGCACCTACCATACTTGATGACCTACCATAATTATCTCCTACTCTTGCAGAATGAACATGACCAAAAATTACATAATCAACTTCTATTCCCTTACTAGCATATCTACCCATTATTTGATTAATTGCTTTTTCTAAGCCACCTCTTAATCCACCATGACCATGTATCAGTAAAAGATTTTGTCCTGCTACATTAACCACAATCTCACTTGGGTCTCCATCTATAAACTCTACATTTGTTTTTTTAAATAAAAATCTAAGACAGTTAAATATAGTGTAGTCATAATTATCTGTGGCAACTGAACTACTCCAACCTAATTCTTGATTTGCTCTACCCTCATTACCTACTACACTTGCAACTGATAAATTAAAATCTTTGTTTAAGTCTAGTAGAACTTGTTGCATTATGTCTACTGATAAGAATGTTGCTTTTGCCCTGTTTGTAGCTTGATTTAGTAGTTCATCTAACCTTCTATCAGAATTTAGCATATCTCCTGTTAAAGCCACAACTACATTCGTTATATTAGCATTCTTGAAGTATTGTTTAGCTTTCTTAACAAAATATTGACATCTTTTAGCAGCAACACTAAAATCATACTTGTTATTCTCAAGGTTAACTAACTCATTAAAATGCAAATCACTAAATTGTATTACACCAACTGCCTTGCTTGTGCTTTTATGTATTTTAGTAACTTTGTTAAGTTTATATTTTTCAAATAGCTTTTTTAACTCTTTGCTGTATTCAGTTACAGCATTTTCAATTCTTGTGTGTTCCCTAAAAGCCTTTCTTTCAATCCTGTTAACATCTTGTGCTTTCTGCTTTTCTTTTCTGTATCTTACATTTTCTCTAAGTAATTCTACATCACTTACAGGATGTACTGTCCTGTGTCCACATCTTTTGCATTTATATCTTTGCTTGCCATGCTCCCAACCACTTTTAATTAATTGTATACTGTAACAGTTTGGGCATCCAAATCTATCTGACATTTTTCATGTGGTTAGATAACTTCTTTGCTCTATTAGGTGTTTGTCTTGCCCATTTACTATCTAGCATTTCTAAAGAAGCTGCTTTGTAGTCTTTTCTCATAAGATGGTCTATTGTTTTTTTAAACTTTGAAAAGCCATAAATGCCTAATTGATAACACATTTCTAATACTATGTCTTGTGCTTGTTCAGGCATATCGCTATAAAAAGGAAAGTATTGGTCTATCTTAAGTTTTAGTTCTGCAATTTTTCTTTCTAGTATCATATCGCAAATATCTTCACCTAAAACTAAATCTTTAACTGTAAAACCATACCCAATAGTGTCATAACCTTCTGTGCATTTATATACAGTTGCTCTAAACCCTTCTGACTCTTTTATTTTGTCAATAAGGTTTGGCATTATTTGATAGGCTTGCTAAATACTCTTGGTTGAGATACATCAATAACTACAACTCCACAAGCTAGTACTGCTGCATCTGCTGCAAACAATTTATCAGTAGGCTCTTTGTGAATAATTATTGATTCATGCCCACCTACTGTGAATGTTCCTATATCTGTACCATCTGCTTGTTCTAGTGTTACTAAATGCTGTGTGTTTTGGTTAGCAGAATTGAATAACTTAACAAACTCACTTGATGATACATTTGATGCTGCACCTGTTGATGTGCCAAGTGCTGCTTCTGTTGTGACAGGTTTAAATATCATTTACACTTCCTCCACTTTACAACCTTTAGATTTATATACTTTAACATAATCACCTAATCCTTCTCTATAAATAACTTTGCCATTAGGTTTTGTAATTTTATATTTCATAACTGATTCTACTTTTTTTACTTCTTTAACTTCTTTCTTTTTACTTGGCATCTATACATCTCCTGTTATGTTACCATTTTTATCAAAACTTACACCACCAAAAATGCCTATGTTATCTGCACCTTTGCCTGATTTATTTCTATGCACTCTATCAGTAACTTCTTGCATATAATCTAAATACTTAATTTTTTTACCTTTGTAATATGCTTGCTGACCTTTGTCTTTATCCTCAACAAGTTTTAGTTTGTTGTCAGGGTCAAGTTGTACCCCTAGATTCTTGTTGTTTAAATTTCCTATATCTTTTTTATTGTTTGACATATATAAGTAAGGGTGGCTTTTACACCACCCTTATGTATTGATTTATGATATTTCAGTATGTATTTCTACACCATGTAGGTCTACAAGTTCTGATACAGCATAGTAAGCATTTGCAACCATGATAGTCTTTGCACTCTTCTCTTCTCTTTCCTGAGCCATTTGCACAAAGTTACCACCACCTTGGTCAATATATCCACAACCAATAGCAGTAGATGAAAAGATTGCACCCTTCTTCTCTGTTGCATCACCACCATCAGGTACTGATGTTGAGGTGTAGATATTGATACCTGCTAAAGAAGTAACAAATCCTGCACCTAAAAACTGTTCACCAACACCACCTGTGCTGCCAATACCATTAAATGAAGCATTACTTTCATTTAATGTTGATGAGCCAAATTCATTTGACAAACCAAATGAGCCATACATTTGCTGTGGGTGTAGTACTGCATGATAAGGTCTTGGAGCATCATTTGCTTCTAGTGAAGCTAATGCATCCATAATATCAACAAATTTTAAACCATGTGTTGATGTGCCTTTACTTGTAGCAAACCCATCAAATAAAGCACATACATTTAGGTCAAATTCTTTTGCAATATCATTACCTAATTGAGTTCCTGCATTTACCATTAAAGCATCTTCGTTACCATATGCTGCTAAGTCACTAATTTCTGCTCTAATAGCATTTCTTAAGACTTCTAAGCTAACAGCAGTAGTTTCTATAGATGTTAAGTTAGCATCAGTTTCTTCTGCTCCTGAAGCCATATTCTTTACACCATAATTAGCATTAGTTACATCATGCTTTGTATATAGTGGGAATTTAACTGTGTTTGTACCTTGTGGTGCAGAAACCATTGTTATACATTGTGGTGTGACTGCTGCTTTATTAAGTTGCACTATCGCTGCTGCAATAGCTACACCTAATCCACCTGCACTTACACCAACATCACTTACGTTACTAGTTTGAGCCATTTTTTTTCTCCTAAAATTTAATTATAAAAGAAATTATTTACCCCACTTATAACCTTGCACATTTTCAGCTAAGTATTTTTCTGCACCTTTTGGGTCTTTTGAAGCAAATTCTACAATAGAATCATAGCCACCAAAATTACCTTGTGGTGCTTGACTTGCTGCTCTTGCATTGTTAGTGGGTAAACTACTTCCTTTGTTAAGTTTACTTACATACAACTCCAATTTTTCCAATGGTAAGCTTTCAGCTATAGATTTGTCTGAATCTTCAGTTATTTGCTCCATGAGAGTGTTTCTTTTATTAGTTTTATATTCACCCCATGCTTTAGAGTCAGCTTGTGCTGCTTCTAGTTTAACATTAGTTTCTTCAAGAAGTGTCTTGTACTCACCTTCTTTTTCTAGCTTTGCTTTGCGAGTTGCTTCTTGATTTGCTTTATGTTTGTCAAGTTGAGCCTGTAGTTCTTCTACTTGAGTCTTATAATCATTTTTCTGATTATTAACCTCATCAAATCTTGACTTAGGAATACCATCTGATACATTGTTTTTACTAGCTTCTGTGCTAGGTTGTTGTGCCTGATTTGCTTCAGTTTGAGTTGTGTTATCTTCTGACATTTTACCTCTTTTGTGAGTATTAGTTATTAAACTATCTTTATAATATAAATAAAAAACAATTACAACAAATATTTATTTTTAAAACAAAAAACCCCAAGCATTACACTCAGGGCTTTTCTTTGCTATTTTAGTAGGATTTATATTGTTATGTCTTGTGTTTTATCCATCAAATCGTCTGCATCTATTACTTTTTTAGCAAATACTCTTATTCTTGATTCTAACGAAACACTTGTTTTAGTTTCTTTTTCTAATACTTCAAGAAACCATTTTAAACTATTAATATGATGATTGCCCTTAATTCTTGTAGCCATTGAGGTACATATTAAATCCCAATGTGCTTTAGCAAATCCATTTTTTTCTTCTGATGTATCAATAGTTACCATAATGTGGGCAAATTTTACACCACTTCCACTTTTTTCTATTTTATCTAATTTTAATGTAGTTTTCATTTTAATCTCCTGTTTGTTTGTTTCCTTAACCTGTCATAAGTTCGCACTTTTAATTTTACGAAGCAAGCATTTTTATATTTTTTTTTGTTTTATTAAGGAGAAATAAATATAACTATTATCTTTTCTTACCAATAGTTATGGTGTGTTTGCCCTTAGGCATTATTCTTTTGAGTTCTTTGTTGAAGTTAGGCATTAGTTTTTTTATAACCTTTGGATTGATAGGGTGCTGCCTGCTAGTTAATATTCTGCCATTGTTTCTTAAATGCTGTAGCTTGTAACCATGAGATGACCAATTTATATATATAGAGTCTTTTTTTGCATCAAAGCTAGAATTAGTATCATTAGCTAGGTCACCTACTACATATGGTGCTGTTGAATTAGCATAGCTTGAGTTTTGCCTGCGAAGTTTGCCTGCTTTCTTTCTTTTCTCATATGCTTTTGAATATTTAGGAAAAGGTCTATCATCAGCCATTCTTGGATTTGACTTATCAAATGTAATCTTTCTGTATTCATTTACTGCAACCCCTTCAAACAATTCAAATGCTTCTCTATCAAATAATGGTGTAGGTATCTTAAATCTTTTGCCCTTCTCTGCCATTAGTTTTTGCTTTTATCTATTATTTTCTTTGCACCCTCAGGGTCATGTGCAAACTTATCTTGTACAGCAATCTCCCACTTGTGCCTACAGTTATAACCACCACCATTTATAAAGCTATCTCCCCAACCTCTTGACTCTATTTCATCTTTAGTTAATTCACCTGCTGACATATATTCTAGGCACTCAGGTCTTGTTTTCTCATCTAATGCACCTATATAAACATATTTTGTTTCCTGTGGCATCTTATCTACCATAACTTTAGTAACACTTCTGCTGTATTCGTTCATAGATGTATCAATTAAGGTTTTTAACTGTGTAGGACTTAATGCAGCTTGATTTTGTACTGCTTGCAATACTGTTGTTACAGGATTACCTGCTAGAATGCCATTTACAACCTCTTTTTTGATTATCTGTGCCATGTCATCAAGTTTATTTAAAAGTGAGCCTGTGCTGTAGTTTTTTAGTGCTGTGAGTGTTTCTTCAGATACTGCTGCAAAACCTTGAACAGTTTGTAACATAGTGCCATGTGAAGCATCATATATGTTTATTGCATTTGCAGATTTTGCTCTAATTATTTCTTTTACATTTAAGTCTTGTACAAATATTAAAAATTGTTCAGCAGTTTTTTGACCTTTTAGTTTGTATAGCTGCTCTATAGTTTCTTCCTGTACCTGTAACAAAATACTTGTAACAAGTTCAGAGTTTTGTTCTATAAAAAGTTGGTCTGACATTAAACCATCAACTCCCACTTAATACTTCTGTAACAGTTTTATTTTTTTGCCACATTTTGCATGACCAATATCTTGCTTTTGTTTTATCTTTAGCTGTCGCACAATTAAATCTTGAATCAAACTTTCTTCTATCTTTATCAGAAAATCTTTTAATCTTCATTTTTGGGTCACCAAACATTACCTTTTTAACTTTGTCACCATCTTGCACATATACCTTAAACTTCTTTCTGCCATACCCTGCTTCACCTTTTGTAATTCTTGATGGTTTATTAAGTCTAACTGATTTACCTTGATATTCTGCCATTACACAGGTCTAGTTAGTTGTGCTAGTAGTGTATTTTCTGCTTCTGTTTCTTCATCATCTTCTGCAATATCAGGATTGCTTCTTTCAAACAAGTAATCTTCTGCTGCATCTCTATCTATAAATCTGTCAGGGTCTTTTTGCATAAGTATATCAGCTTTGTCTATTAAGCCATTTGCTAGTTCCCACTCCCATTTATCTCTTTGCTCTTTATCTGACAATACTTCCATGCTCTCTTCATAGTCTACTTGCTCTAGGTCTCCTGCATCTTTGCCCATATCTACTGCTATTATTAAACTTTCTAATTCAAATAATTTTTTTTCTATATCTCTCCATTTAATAACATCAACTATTCTCTCATCTGTCAACTCTTGATTTCTTAGTTTTATTGCTACACCTGACTGTGCTGTTGTTCCCTCTACAAAGTTTATGTCTATGTGGTAGTTTTGTGCTAGCATTTTGTATGCTGTAGTAACTGCACTTGTAATAGATTCTACTGTGTTAGGAGGTGATACAAGATTCATAGTACCATCTGCACCTAAGAAAGTTATTTTATCTGCACCAACTTCTATATCATCTTTTTCTATCATGCTGCCATTTACATAAATATATCCAAATGACTGAAACATGATATTCGCATTCTTGTTTGTTTCTGCAACATTGATAAGCAAATTAGTTTGTATTAAATCTGTGCTTGCATCTGTATCTAGATAACTTGATTCAGGCTTACCATCTCTAAAGCACTCTACAAATGGTAATACACCATAAGGATTAATCATATCAGGATTCATTTCATCTGTATATATCTTACCATTATTGTCAAATGTATAAGTATTGTCTTTATCCCAATATACATGAAGTACAGGTGTATCATCTAAGACAGTATCTTTACTTGATATAGGGTATATAATAGCTTCAGGTTTTAGTGGGTCATCACCAAATATAGGCTCATAGTCAAATATAATATCGTACTCAATGTGCATTTCGTTATTGTCATTAAATCTCATGCAAGGTTTTATAAGTATTGCATCTAAAAGGTTACACATTTTTTCTGCTCTTTGTAGCTTAAAATCTTTGTTGTGAAACAGTAAAGGTGTCTGCTCATTAGTGTAGACTCTTTTAGGTGGTTTCATATATACTAAAGAAATTCTATCAATTATTCTTTTAGTTACATTAATATTTGCAGCAGGAACTTTCTGAAATAGAGTTGTATCAAAATAATCCATTGTATAAGGTAATGACCTGCCTTTATAATATTCCAAAGCATCTAACCTACTACCTCTCCATTGGTCTTTTCTTTTTTGTTCTGCACTATATTTTGCATTCAATACTAATTCTCTTGCACTTCTTATCATCTTTTAATACTCCCCAATGTTTGTTTTATAATTGGTTTTTCCCAATGAACTGCATATCCTAAAGCATCAGACATATGTGAAAGTTCCTTATTGCTCTTATCAATCTCTCTAGTTCCTTCTTTATTTACTACTTTTTCTAGGTCTTGTATAAGTGCTTTGCATTTTGTGTCTATTATGAGGTTTCCATCTAATGCTTTGTTGAGAGCATTAACTCTATCAGTAACAGGTGGATTCGACTTAAGGGCTTTAATCCTTACCCCACCTCTTCTAATAATCTCTATATCACTAAACATAGATGAACTTCCTCTTCTTATTCCTGTTGCATCAGGATATGCTATATATTCACTATTTGGGTACTTATGCTTAATTGTATTAACCATTCTTTCAGTTAATAAATCACCACTACCACCATGTGATAATGCTATACAATCAAACACTCTTATTTGGGGTCGTTGTTCGTATAATTGGAATAAAACTGCACATTCAGGGTCTGCATTAAAATCAATTCCATATCTAACAGGCTTCCCTCTGTCGTATTGGACTTCTCCCACATTGGAATCCCTGTTGAACTGATAGTATGTTTGCCCTTGCTGCAAGTTGACAAATTGTCCATCTCTGTATGCTTTGAGCAGTTTTTTATCATAGTTTTCTTCTAAAAGTTTTAAATAAGACTTTGGTAAATATACATTATCTTGAGTTTTTCCCCTAACTAAAAATTTATTATTATCTGCTTTTTCAACCATAAGTGTGTATGTGTATTTCATACCTTCAGGTGTTGTGCAAATATAAATCTCAGGATTTTCGCAATCTCTCATTCTACCAATAGCTTTATTAAATGCTAATTCACAGTATTTGTGTGTAGATATATCAAATTCATCAAAACCACAGTAAGAAAGAGATACACCAACAATAGATTGTGGCTTAACCATTTGGAATATCTTAATGTTGCCATAAACTGTTTTAATTGTGTGTTTTGATATATTGTAATCATATGCAATACCTTTGTTTTCTAATATATCTAAAAATGGTGGCACAAACACTTCTTCTGCTAATGAATAAGTAGGGTATATTATCCAACCATTACTAATACCTTCTTTGTTCTTTCTTGTTATATGATTTATGAATGTTTTATGTAAGAAACTATATGTTTTACCTGAACCAAAACCACCAACATAGGCATTAATTTGTTTTTTACTTTTTAGGAAATCCCATTGGTGTGGAAAGTAATCTTCTTTGTATATTCTTAAGTTAGATGCCATCAAATACTATTTC